CAGACTGCGATGGCGTAGTATTAGATTGGGAAGAAGGATTCTCAGTATGGATGGAACATCACGGACATAATACTGTGGAAGGATATCAGTTTATGTATAACATTGGTGATCGTTATGGTGTGACCAAAGAGCAAGGCTCACAAATGGTAAAAGTGTTTAACGAAAGTGCGGCGATAGGATTTCTTCCTCCACTTAGAGATGCACAGTATTTTGTTAAGAAATTGCATGAGCAACATCAATACAAGTTTATAGCAATTACTAGTTTAAGTTTAGATCCTTATGCGAAAGAATTAAGAACTAGAAACCTTAACAAATTATTTGGTGATGCATTTATAGATGTAGTGTGTTTAGATACTGGTGCAGATAAAGATGAAATACTTGCAGAATATGGACCTAAGTATGCTGGTAACTATTGGATAGAAGATAAACCAGAAAATTTACAAGCAGGTATTGATGTAGGACTTACAGGTATACTTGTAGAGCATGGCCATAACATGGATTATCAAGGCGATGCTACAGTTGTTAAGAACTGGAAAGAAATTTATAATTTAATTACGAGGTAGAAATGTTTCCAACATTAGAAGTTATATCAGTTAGTTGTGCAATTCATAGAATTAATAATGGATTTATTAGTAAACAAGCAGTTCAACTAGATAAAAAATACGAAGGCAAAAAGGCTAATAGCGACTTGTTATATTCTTATTTTTTCTCTGAAAACAAAGTAGCCGTTTTACAAGAAGATAGAGATTTAGCAGTAGAAGTTATAGACTATTTAAAAGGATTAAGTTTCAAAGCAATAGAACGTGAACTTACTGACTTTGAATCTAATGTACTTAAATTAGTAAATACTCTTGAAATAGGTAAAGATAAAATCGGAATGGCTTCTAGTTTACCTAGAGTATATATTAATAAAATAGATCAAGACAATTGGACTAGTAGAGAAACACAATTATCTACTACTAGCCAAGCAATTGGAGAATTAAATAATAGAAGTTCTTTTGATGCAACTATTGAATATGTACGATATATTCCTAAGACAATGAGTTATCTAATTTCATGTAGTGTAGACGATAAACATATTCTTAAATTTTTTGCTGATAAACTTATAAAGCCAGGCACTAATATTAAAATTGAAGGCTATGTAAAATCTCAAAATAGAGGACGTTATCACAACGGTATTGAAACTATTATCAATAGAACTAATATATCTGAAGTCATTAATAACTGATAAATACTACTACAATAGGTAGGAGTATTACATGACAGAAGAAGTAACCAAAACAGCGACACACCATCCTGCCGATACAAACGGAGATGGTAAAGTGTCAAAAGCAGAAGAGGCTATGTACCTCGAATTTAAACGTAAAGAATTAGAAGACGCAGATGCTATGAGAGATGCCCAACGTAAGATGGCATGGTTCTCATTATTTGGAATGCTATTATATCCGTTTGCGGTTGTAGTTGCAAGTTTAGCCGGCTTAGATGAAGCACAAAAAACACTAGGCAGTATGGCACCAACATACTTTGTAGCAGTAGCAGGTATTGTTGCCGCATTCTTTGGTGCTCAAGCATTTGCTAAAGGTAAGTAAATTATATGTTCACTAAACACTTTGTAAGAATGTTGACACGAGAAGAACTCAGCGATGAGGACGTTATTGTGTATCACGACATTGTGCAAAGTGTTGTACCAACAAAAGTACTTACTGCATACGATGAAGAAAAAGAACAAGTTGGTATAGAAGTTATTGGTTATACCAGCGAAGATTCTGAAGGCGATATGTGGATATATGAAATTATTCTTGTAGACGAGATTGATGCAGAAGAAGGCGATAAAATATCAGAAGTTCTTTTTGATGAGTTCGAAGATATACAATTTACATTTGAAGCATCAGTAGAAGTATGATCATAACAGTCCATTACGTGGACAACGAATTTGTTGCATTTGATGAAAATAATAATAGGGTTACTGATAGAAACATCTTAGAACAAATTACTTTTCAACCTTTTCCAGGATACAAAGGTGTATTAACATTTAATATACCAACCGATAAAACTACTCCAACTATATCTGAACCTTTAGATATTAATATAAACCTCAAATAACAGTTGACTTAGCCGATAATACCTGTTATACTGTTACAACACAAATAAATATTAATGTTGATACAAAGAGGTAAATATGTCAGGATTCAACAAAACATTCAATCAAGAAGAAATCGCAAGACTTAAAAAATTAATTCAAGAAGGCGACCAAGTACTTTACGAAGTAGATGCTCTAAATGAAGGCTTACGTGATACTGTAAAGGCTATAGCAGAAGAAATGCAATTAAAACCAAGCATTTTAATGAAAGCCGTAAAAGTTGCACATAAGGCTAAGTTTACAGATGAACGTAATAACTTTGACGAATTAGAAACAATTTTAGAAGTCGTTGGTAAAACCCTTTAATAATCATTTGACTTCAGCACTAATCTGCTGTACAATACAAGTATGAGTTATGTAGACGCCTTCCACGATAAAACTAAGGACATTATTACAGTTGTCGAGCGTGTTGACGGCAAAAGAATCTACACAGAATTACAACCTGAATACAACTTTTTTTATAAAGATCCTAGAGGTAAGCATAAGAGTATATATGGGGAATCAGTATCTGAAGTTAGGTGTAAATCAGAAAAAGATTTTAGAAAAAATGTTGGTATTAATAAACACAACGGATTGTATGAAAGTGATGTTAGGCCAATCAATAAAACACTAGCAAAGCATTTCAACGGAGCAGAACCTCCCAAACTGCATACAGCATTTTTTGATATTGAGGTAGACTTTGATCCACAACGTGGATATAGTTCACCTAACGATCCCTTTACACCAATTACTGCAATAGGTGTTTATTTAGATTGGATGGATGCAATGATATGTTTAGCAGTTCCGCCTAAGACTTTAACTTGGGAACAAGCACAAGAAATTGCAACAGAACTTCCAGAAGTTATCTTATATAGGACTGAAGCAGAGATGTTAGAAACATTTCTAGATCTTATAGAAGATGCAGATGTACTAAGTGGTTGGAATTCAGAAGGTTACGATATTCCTTACACAATGAATCGTATAATTAGAACGTTAGGTAAAGCACAGACTAGACGTATGTGCCTTATGAACAAGTTGCCTAAAGAAAGAAAGTTTGAGCAGTATGGTAACGAAAATGTTAGTTATGACCTTATAGGTCGTGTACATTTAGACTATTTACAACTGTATAGAAAGTATAACTATGAAGAGCGACACAGTTATAGACTAGACTATATTGGTGAAATGGAAGTAGGTGAAAAGAAGGTAGCCTATGAAGGTAGTTTAGATAGACTTTACAATCATGACTTTCTCAAGTTTTTAGAGTATAATATTCAAGACACAATTTTATTACATAAGTTAGATCAAAAACTACAGTTCATTGACTTGGCTAACACTATTGCACATGACAATACTGTATTACTTCCTGTAACAATGGGTGCTGTGGCAACTACAGAACAAGCAATTATTAATGAAGCACATAGACGCAATATGGTTGTACCAGATAGAAAACGTGTACCTGAAGAAGATACTACAGCGGCAGGTGCCTATGTGGCTTTTCCTAAAAAAGGATTCCATGAGTGGATAGGTAGTATGGACTTGAACAGTCTATATCCTAGTGTGTTCAGAGCATTGAACATGGGTGCAGAAACGATTGTAGGACAACTTAGACAAGATTATACAGAACAAGAAATAAATGAAAAGATTTCATTAGAAAAGAAATCATTTGCAGATGCTTGGTTAGGTAAGTTCGGTAGCAATGAATATGAAATGACTATGGCCAAAGATGTTAATCATACAATGCATTTAGACATGGAAGATGGTACTACACATGAAGTAACAGGTGCTGACGTATATAACTTAGTATTCAATAGCGGCCAACCATGGAACATTAGTGCTAATGGTACAATATTTACAACTGATGTGCAAGGCATTGTGCCTGGTTTGTTAGAGCGTTGGTATGCAGAAAGGCAAGAACTACAGGCCAAAAAGAAAGAGGCAACTACTGATGCCGAGAAGGCATTTTGGGATAAGAGGCAATTGGTTAAAAAGATTAACTTGAACAGTTTGTATGGTGCGATATTGAATCCAGGCTGTAGGTTCTTTGATAAACGTATTGGTCAGAGTACTACACTTACAGGCAGAATGATTACAAAACATATGGGTGCAGAAACAAATAAAATGCTCACTGGTGAATATGATCATACCGGAGATACAATTATTTACGGTGACACTGACTCTGTATACTTTACTGCCACTAGTGCCTTGCCAGAAGGCGAAGAATTAAATTTAGAAAGTGCTACTAAGTTATATGATCATATTTCAGATACTGTTAGTGATACAT